TTTATTTCTTTTGTAAAGGTAAAGGGTCACTCTGGGGTTCCCGGAAATGAAAGAGCTGATCAATTAGCGAATGAGGCTATGGATGAGGTCGATCTAGGATGAAACATTTATTTGATCAGCTAATGAGTAACAGAACTAATATTACTAAGTTCGATCCGTCTTTTCAGATCTCTACATCTAAGTTAACAGAAATATTTGAAACAACATCAAAAACACCTTCTGCTTGGAATCTTCAACCTTGGAAGTTCTTATCTGTCGTAACTCCAGAAAGTAAAGAAAAACTTCTTCCAATTGGATATTATCAAAGACAGATTGTTGAGTGTAGTGCTGCCATTGCTGTTTTAGCAGACACTGAATACTACAGAAACTTCGAGAAGGTATATAAACCTTTAGTAGAAGAGTCAATAATCACTCCAGAAGTGAAAGATATTATAAGCAATCAAGTTTCTAAGTTTAAAAGAAACGAAAGGGATGTTGAAGATTCTTCTTTAGTAAATGCTTCACTTTCAGCTATGAGCTTAATATTAGCTGCCGAATCTCACGGTTTCGATACAGGTATTATTGGAGGCTTTAATAAGTCTCAGCTAATTGATCAGTTCAATGTAGATGAGAGATACACGCCAATCGTTTTAGTGACTATTGGGAAGTCGAGAGCGTCAGCCAATATTTCAAAAAGACTGCCTACAGAAGATATTGTGGAGTGGGTTTAAATAAGGAATTATTTAATTACATTAAATATTAAATAAAAAATTATTTAATATTATTGTTTACAAAGGAAATATCAAAGATATAATGATTTTAGATTCAGAAGTTCTTAAAAATTTCTCAATCTAACAAATTTAAAACACAATCGGAGGAAATACAAAATGCCAAAAAATAACAAATTAGAACCAGTAAAGCTACCAATGCCAATTCGATTCGGAGAAAAGCCAGATTTCGAATTCGTGAATGACTTAGAAAACATTAAAGTTTCTTTAGTTGATTACACACCATTTGAAAGTATCGTATCATATCTTCCAGGATATGTTAACGCAACTTGGGCAGACAATCCTCAACATAAATTCAAATTAGATCAGGTTGTAGAAGATATTGAAAAAGCATTTACTTTCAAAACTCTACCATCTATTTTAGAAACAATTCGATTAACTTTCCGAATTGAAGGTATTTCAGTTCAAGATGTAACTCATTTAATTCGTCATCGTACTTTTTCATTCTCAGCACAATGTACAGGAGATCGTTGGTTATCTCATCACAAGGCAGTTGTTCCAGAATCAATTCAAAACTCTCCGGAGTTCTTAGAACGTTACAAGAAATTAACTACAGAGTGTCGAGAGCTATATGCAGATATGATCGATTCTAAAGAGATTTCTCTTATGGATGCTCGATTAATCCTCAACAAGAACCATGATAACTTCTATTATGCTTCTTGTAATGTCCGAGACTTACTAGGATTCATTAAACAACGTTTAGACCGTCAAATTCAACCTAAGTCAGATAACATTTTAGCTTATCAAATGTACTTAGCTTTATGTGAAGTTTATCCAATCGCTCACTTAAACCTTATTGATTTCGAAATGCCGTCTTACCACTATATCAAGAATGCTCGTAACGGACATGCTACAAACCTTTACTTCCCAGAGGAAAGCTCTGATAAATTCGAGTGGAATGAAAAAGACTTCATTTATCAAGGTTACCGAGAGGATATTAACGGAACTCATAAACCAGAAGGTCCTTCAATCTTTGAAAAGATGCTTTCTCAGTACAAAGAAACTCTAGAGAAAATGAAAGTTCGATCTAAAGAATACATGGATGATTTACGAGAATTAAAAGATGAAGAAATTCATTCAGATCCAGTATCAATCGACGATATTGTAGAGGGCCATTAATATGTTAGGTTTCTCTTACGTTCCAAAAGAAGAAGACTTAATTGTGGCAAAGGAAACTGAAGATATGGTTCTATATGGACCATTTCTTCTCCTTTCCCCACGAACTAGTGACGAATTTCCTCCATCAGATGAAGTTTATTATGAAGCACTTGAAGCACAATTAGTTCACTTGCTATATAAATTTGAACATGGATGGATTCAATCAGAAAGACAAGTTTTCTACACTAGTGATGAATGTATCTCTTCTATTCATTTTGTATTCGATGAAAATAAAAAAGTTTCTGCAATAAATGTTTTCCAAAGGTCATCAAATCTTCTTAACTTAGAAGATGATGCACAATTCTTTAATTACTTCATAAAAAAACATTTAGGTGGAGACTTATCCATTAAAACAAGCATCCTCGTATCAATGCCACATGTATTTAAAGGAAAAACCAAGAAGGTTGAGGGGTAGCTTATAGCTACCTCTTTCTTTATATAACTACTGTTATAACTTCTATAACTCAGACATGACTGTTATAACTGTATTGAAAGGAAATAATATATGATGATTAAACAGCCATTTAAACCGCATTCTCATACTCATGCATCAAATTTCAGATTGAGGGACGCAATAAATAAGCCAGTTGACTTACTAGAATATGCTCTAGAATTAGGTCTAAAAGGAATTGCTATCACAGATCACGAGACGTTATCTTCTCACGTAAAAGCTTTCCGACACGTTCAAGATAATCAAGATCGATTCAAAGATTTCACTCTTGCCTTCGGAAACGAAATATACTTGGTAGATAAGGAAGACACGTTATCTAAGAAAGAGCTAAATGAAAAGATTGTATTTCCTCACTTTATTTTAATCGCAAAAAATCAACACGGATATGAAGGATTGAAAAAGCTATCATCTAGGGCGTGGGAAAATTCATTCTTCTACAGGGGAATGGAAAGAGTTCCAACTTACAAAGATGAGTTAGAAGAAATCATGAAGGACTACAAAGGAGATATTATTGCGACTTCAGCTTGTGTTGGTGGTGAATTACCTCAAGCATTAATTAACTATAAGCGAAATCCTTCTAAAGAAACAAAAAGTAAAGTTCACCAATTGGTTGTTTGGTTGAAAAAAGTTTTCGGAGATGATTTGTATTTTGAATTACAGCCTTCTCACAACCAAGATCAGTTAGATGCAAACGAAGGTTTATTAAAAATTGGAGAAGCTTACGGAGTTCATTGTGTAGTATCAACTGATGCTCACTATTTAAACAAAGAACAAGCAAGAGCTCACGAAGTTTATCTTCAAGCGTCTAACGGAGAGCGAGAAGTTGCAGCATTCTATGCAACTACTTACCTAATGGATCGTGACCAACTTTTAGAGTATTTTGATGAAACGATTCTAGATAAACTTATTGAGAACACTCATTTAATAAGTGATTCTATTGAACCTATTGAATTCAAAATGGAAACTCAAGTTCCAAAAGCTCATATTCCAGAATACAAAATGAACAATTTATTGGAGCCGTATTACGAAAAGTATGAGTATATCAAGAAGTACTCAGAAAGTAACTACGAAGTAGATCGATACTATCTTCATTTAATTGCTGAAGGTTTACTCGAGAAGAAAGAAGAATTAAACGATGAAAACTTATCTCGAATTAACCTTGAACTTGATGAGTTATATCACATTACAAAAGCGTTAAAGCAACCAATTTCTTCATACTTCGTTCTAACAAAGGACGTAATTGACTTAATGTGGACCGTTTCATTGGTTGGAGTTAGTCGTGGATCAGCATCTTGTTATTACTTAAACTATTTGCTCGATATCGTACAAATCAACCCACTGAAATTCGATCTACCTCACTGGCGTTTCCTTTCAAAAGAACGTGTAGAACTACCAGATATTGACGTAGATACTGAAGGTTCAAAAAGAGCTGAAATCATCGATATTATCAAAGAAGCTTACGGTGAAAATAAAGTTTTAAATATGGGAACTACAACAACTGAGGGTTCTCGATCTACTGTCCTAACTGCTTGTCGAGGATTAGGAATTGACAGGGACATTGCATTTAACTTGGCAAACTTGATTCCTACAGACAAAGGTGGAGCTTGGAGTATTATAGAATGCTTCGAAGGAAACTCAGAAAAAGGTAAAGCTCCAGTTAAAGAGTTTATAAGAGAAGTAGGAAACTACGAAGGATTGAAAGAAGCAATGTATTCAATCTCGGGGTTAGTTTCGGGACGCGGACAGCACGCCTCAGGCGTCATCATTTTCCCAGACGATTACACAAAGCAAAATGCTATGATGAAAACAACATCAGGTCTACCAATCACACAATTCGATGCAGTAGACAGCGAATATATGGGTGGATTAAAACTAGATTTCTTATCAATCAACGCTCTAGACAGAATCAGAACAGCCCTAGATTTATTAATTGAGCATAAAAAGATTGAATGGCAGGGAAGTTTAAGAGAAACATATGAGAAGTACTTACATCCAGACGTTTTAGAAATGAACGATCCTGAAATGTACGATTTATTATTCGAAGGGCATGTAATGAATGCTTTCCAATTTGAGACCGCAGTTGGTCAACAAGCTTTAAACAAAATTCAGCCAAGAAACTTCAACGAGCTATGTGCTGGAAACTCTTTAATGAGACTAAGCTCAGATGGAGAGCAGCCATTAGATAAGTTCGTTAGATTTAAGAACAATATTAATTTATGGTACGAAGAGATGGAAGCTTATGGATTGAATAAAACAGAAGTTCAAATCTTAGAAGGTCACTTACTAGACAGGTACGGAATTTGTGATACTCAAGAAGGACTAATGCAGCTTTCAATGGACGAGAGAATTTCAAACTTTACATTGACTCAAGCAAACAAATTCAGAAAAGCTGTAGCTAAGCAAAATGAAAAACTAATTGAAGAACAAAGAAACCTTTTCTATGAACAGGGAAATCTTGCTGGAACTTCTGATCACTTCTTAAATTATGTATGGGAAATGTTATTAAAACCTCAATTCGGTTATGCTTTCTCACTACCACACATTGCAGGTTACACTCTCATTCTAATGATTGAAATGAACATCTGTCACAGATACGGTTCAGTTTTCTGGAAAACAGCTTGCTTATCAATTAACGCTGGATTGATTGGAGACAGTACATCAGGAACAGATTATGGCTCTATCGCAAAAGCAATCGGAGATATGAAAGAATACGTTTTAAACCCAGACATCAATGACTCAGATATGGGATTCACTCCTTTAGAAAGTGAAGGTAAAATTCTATTTGGTCTAAAACCTATTCCAGGGCTTGGTGTTGACGCTATTCAAAAGATAATAAGCAATCGACCTTACAACAGTTTTGACGATTTTTATGAAAGAATTATTGAAACGAAAGTAATTTCAGAAGGTCGAGGCGTTATATTAATAAAAGCTGGCTGTTTTGACCGATTCAATAAAGATCGAAGAAAATTAATGGTTGAGTATGTAAGAAGAGTAGTCCCTAAGCGAAAGAAAATAACAATGGTCCAACTTCCAGCTGTTATGAACTTTGTAGACAAAGAAAAGTTCAAAGATGAACTTGAATTGTACCATTTCAGACAGGCTTGTTTTGGAAGAAATAAAGTTGAGATGAATAACAAAATCGAGACTTATTTTATTAAAAACTTAAAAGATAAAGTAGAGTACAAGTTTAATGACAGTGGAGTACTTGAAATTGATAAGAAATCATTTGAAAAACACTATGGCAAAGCAATTGAACCTTTAAAAGAGTGGGTTTATCTTCCAGAAGTCGCAGACGAATTCAATAAAATAAAAATGAGAGAATTCTGGATGAAAAATTGCATGGGAACAATTGAAGCTTGGGAAATGGAAACAATATTGTTTTACTCAAACCACCACGAAATGGACTTTATACCATTGCACAAATACTTCGATATTGAAAAGTTCAATAATCTTCCAAGAATACCTGAAATCGCAGGCTTTAAGACGATTCGTGGGAGAAGAGTCCCTCAGAATAAGATCAGCGTTATTTCAGGAACTGTGGTAGATAAGAACAAAGGAAAATCACTTTTCTATGTTTCTACTCAAGACGGTGTTGTAACAGTTAGGCTTTCTAAAGGTCAATTTTCTCACTATGACAAGAAAGTTATCAGAGTTAGTGGAAAAGATAAAGAAGTCTTAGACACTTCATGGTTCACAAGAGGCACAAAAATGATTCTAGTAGGATTCAGACGTGGAGATGAGTTTGTTTTAAGAAAAACTGGCTCAACATTCCCTCATACAATATTTAAAATAAATAAATACGATCAAGAAAACGTATTTATGCAAACGGAGAAAGCGAAAGAGTAAAATCTTTCGTTTTTCTTTGTTTACGTTTCTAAAGCTAAAGATATAATTTTTTTAGAACGACGAACAAAAGGAGGAAACTAAATTGGCGAATGATGAAAGCATTCTTATTGCTACAGTTGTTTATCAAGAAGGAGTTTCAAAGAAATTGAGAAGTTTTAAAGACGATTCCAGTTTAAAACAAAGATTATCTCAGCTTAAAGACAATGAAAGAATTACTAATATTTTCAAAGTTTTTAGCAATGGAAAAACGATTCCAATGGTCTTTGATGTATCAAATGGAAGAGTTGAATTAATCGAAAGTATTTAAAAACCTTTTGTTTACGTTTTAAATACTCAAGATATAAATAACATGTAAGATTTATTTTTGAAAGGTGAGGAACATAATCATGAGCATTGAATTTGTATTACAATCCCAACTTAAGTTTCAAAAACGTATGGGACATAACTTCGAAGAAATGACAGTTAAAGAAAGATCAGCTTATATTAAAGAGCACGGATATTTCTTAATTGAAGAAGTTGTCGAATTATTTAGAGAAATGCCTTTTCATAAATCTTGGAAGGACTATTCTCACTTAACTGAAGAAGAATTGAATATTCAAGAAGAAAAAATGAAAGACGAAGCAATTGATGCTTTTCACTTTATGTCTAATATTTTCTTAGCTTTAGGAATGGATGAGAAAGAAGTAATTGAACGTTACAAAGATAAAAACAAGATTAACTACGAACGACAAGAAAACGCTGATCTTGGTTATGTTCATTGATTAGTTCAATGATTGTTCATACTGAACGAGGTTTAGTAAACGTAGAGAGTCGAGAAAAAGCTATTAGAATGATCGAATTAACATCTAAAGCTTATATGTTCACAAAAGAAGAAATCAGAAAATTCGGACCATTCGTCGAACTATCTGAGAAATTCAATATCGATCTCACTATCGTTGAAATAACACCTACAGAACATCCAAATGATTACCCATACAATTACAAAATCGGAGGAAACACAAATGACTAAAAAATATGTATCTGTCTTTTTTGATGAAAACCCATTCAAATCTTATCAATTTTTAACTGATATCCAAGACTTAGAACGAGGAGAAGAAGTTGTTGTTGATACTCGAAACGGTTTAAAAGTTGCGACTGTTGAAGGTTATGGAGAAAGAAATCATTCTATTCCTATGAACATCATGAAGTGGGTTGTTCAACGAATTGATTTAGATGCTCACAAGCTGCGACTTGAAAAAGAAGCACGTCGAGAAGAACTCCGACTAAAACTAGAAGAAAGACGTAAAGAAATTGAAGAAATTCAAATCTACGAACTTCTAGCAAAAGAAGACCCATCAATGAAAGAAATCTTGGACGAGTTTAAAGGGATTTAATTCCCTTTAGCTTGACCTCAACTACTAAAAAATCGGAGGAATTTATAATGGTTGAAAAATACGCACAAGTCTACTTTAAATCAAGTCCAGAAAAAACTTACACATTCTTAACTAACGGATTCTCTAACTTAAAGAGAGGAGATAAAGTAATTGTAACCTCTAACTCTAATCCAAGTGGAGAAGGAAATGCTATATTTGCCAACTACTTACCTGAACATATGGTACAAAAAAATATTAAAGCCCGAATTCTCAGATTAAAAGAAAGCGAATCTAGTTTATCAGCTAGAAAAGAGCAAATTCTAGAGAAGATGAGAGCTAGAAGAATTGAACTTGAAGAGCTTTCTTTGTTCAAAAGAATCGCCTATCAAGACCCGGAAATGAACAAATTAGTCTTAGAATACGAAAACCTATAAAACAATTGGAGGAAACAAACATGTCAGTAACAGTACTTTCAGAAACAAAAAAATATTTAGCTACAACTCTTTTAGAGGCAGAATCTTTCTTGAAAGAAAAGAAAAAAGAACTTGGAGACTACGTGAAGTCATCTTCTCTAACAAAAAAGACTCGTAAAGGAATCGACTATTACGTGGTTGTTATCACGACTCAGTATTATACAGAGGCAGAATTAATGGAGGTTGACTGATGAGCAATAAAAGAAAAGTACACCCAATCTTGTACATTTCTCAGGTTGAGGAAAGTTTAAAAGAATTCATTCTAACCCAAGATCGAACTGAAAGTTTAACTGATCTTAAAGAGTTTCATAATGAAATACGAAAAAGAATTTATGAAACAAGAGTAATCGGGGTTGGAAAGAACCTTAACAAAAATTCAATCGCTATTCTGATCTACGATATCGAAGCTAAAGAAGACAATTTCTATGACCAAAAGATTGATGAAAATGGTCAACCATACATTATGTACTAAAAAGTTATCGGAGGAAAAACAATGTCAAAAATGGATGAAATTATTATTGTAGCACCAAGAAAAGAAGTATTTGAAAATAATTCACTAGAATTCCAAGGAGTCGAAACAAATGAAGATGTAATCAATACGATCATGTCTAACATTTCTGGAAGTTTCTTCGAATTGAGACGTGGTACGGCTGAAGAAGACCCTCAGTTTAAGCAACCTATCCCATATGCTTTCATCACTCGTGGAGATGAAATGTTCGTATATGAAAGACTAAAAGGAGCTGGAGAAACAAGACTTCACTCTAAACTTTCAGTCGGTGTTGGCGGTCATATGAATTACATTCCCCATCAAGAGTTCAAGATGCAAGCGCTCATCAATTTAACTCGAGAACTAAATGAAGAGTTAAATATTTCTTCTTCTATCGGAAACGACTTAAAAATTATTGGTCTAATTAATGACGATTCTGACGAAGTTGGAGAAGTTCATATTGGATTACTAACTAAAATTGAAGTTCCAGAAGATACTCAGATTAGCGTAAAAGAAACTGAAGAGCTAAAAGGGGATTTCATAAAGATCGAAGATTTAAGAAAGCCTGAACTTTATGGACGACTAGAAAATTGGTCAAAAATCGTTATTGACAGTATTTAAAAATAAAGGGGATTAATTTCCCCTTTAACTATTAGGAGGCAAGTAAAATGGCTAGGTATGAACTAAGTTTAACACCTGATTATGTTCCTGATTGGGGAATTGTAGAAGCTTTTCGAGAATTATTTCAAAACGCAGTTGATCAAAGTTCCAGTGAGGGCAATGAAATGTTTTGGAATTATAACTCTTTAGATAAGGTATTCACTCTTGGAAATAAGTCCTCAGTTTTAACTACAACTTCACTATTGTTAGGTTCTTCAACAAAAACAGAAGACGAATCTTTAATAGGAAAATACGGAGAAGGCTACAAAATTGCTTTACTTGTTTTAACTCGATTAAACAAAAACGTAACAATCTATAACTATGGAGCAAGAGAAGTGTGGAGACCAAAATTTATCAACTCTAAGAGATACCAATCAAAACTTTTAGTTGTGGATGTCGACAGAAAACATATTTGGTCAAAGGTTCCGGATAATAACTTACGAATTCAAATTGAAAACGTTAGTTCAAGTGATGTAGTAAAAATAAAAGAGTCAATTCTATTTTTACAAGAAAACTATGAATCTATCCAATCTGGAGACTGTGAAATACTTACTGATGAAAGACATCGAGGAAAGCTTTTCGTAAACGGACTATACGTTAGTTCTATGGAGGGGTTCAAATATGGATATAATCTTCCACCTGATTTGCTAGATTTAGACAGGGATAGAAAAACAGTTCGAGAATTCGATCTTACTTGGGAAACGTCAAGATTATGGTCAGAAGTTGACGCTACCAAGCATTCTAGCAAAATTATTGAATTGTTAGTGGAGAACTCTAGAGAAGTTCAGTACATTAGTCATCGATTAACTTCTAGTAAAAACTCTGATGAAATCAAGGAACGAGCTTTTGATTTCTTTATTGAAAAATATGGACCAAATTCAGTTCCTATCTCAAGTGAAGAAGATAAAAAGAGAGTAGACAAAATGAGAAACGCTGTTATCGTTTCAGAAGTATTTAAAAATGTTGTTACTGGAAGTTCGAGATTTGACTCTCAAGTATATATTCCTACCAAGAGCTTGAAAGAGCAAGTATCGGATTGGCTTTTAAAGCATGAAGCTTTCATTCCTGTTGAAGCTATTGAAGAGTTAAACAAAATTATTGAATCATCGGAGGAATACTAACAATGACTAAAATTATTTATTTTTATAAAAAAGATTGCCCTCTACTGACGTACCAAAGACGTCAAATATCAGAGGCTAATCTTGAAAATATTGAAGTAATTGAAATCGACGCTGAATTGAATCCTTTTCTATTGGTAGAGTACGGAGTAGAAAGATGGCACACAATTGTTTTTGTAGATGATAACGGAACACTTCTTCACAAGATCGATGGACCATTTAGTTCCCACGATTTAGAAGAAGCACATAAAAATCTTTCTATAGAAAGTAAAACTGATGGAAAACTTGTTGTTTTACTAGGAAAAACGTGTTCTGGAAAAAGCACCCAACTACACTGCCTAACAAAAGAAGGTCATGTAAAAGTAAAATCTGTAACGACACGTCCAAGAAGAAACGGAGAAAGAATTGTTTCTGATTATGATTTTTGTTCTAGAGAAGAATTCGAAGACTTAGAGATGGTAGATTCTTTATTGGCCGTTCGACATTTTTATTCAGCAAACAACGAAAAATGGAGTTACGGAATTCGCCGTTCTGATTTACTAAGAAAAATTTCTAAAGCTAAAGATAACAACAGAGTAGCAATCTCGGTCACTGATCCACAAGGGTATAAAGACTTAATTGAAGACCTCGGAAAAGATAAAGTTATTGGAATATATTTATCTCCTGATGAGTCTCAAAGAAAACTTCGAGGGTTAGTCAGAGGCGACGACCAAAAAGAATTCAACCGACGAATCAAAGCAGACGAGGAAGATTTTGCTGGCTTAGAAGAAAAAGTTGATTTAATTATATCTGAGCATGAAGTCGAAGACATTACTAATATTATTCAAGGTTTCATAAAGGAGAAACTATTTGAAAATATTAAAACTAACATCACCACTCCCACCGAGCGTTAACAGATACTTGAAGTATCGTGTTGCAGCAAGTGGAAATAAACGATACGTACAGGTTTATCCATCCCCAGAAACAAAAGAGTTTAATGCTTTCTTTGAAGATTATGTCAAAGAAGAAATAAAGAACCAAGGATGGATTAAACCTAAAAAAGGAAAGCTAATACATGTGAAAATAACTTTCTATCTTGATCGAAAAAGAAAAGACCCGAATAACTTTTTCAAGGTTCCATTAGACGTACTTGCTGATGCAGGAGCTTACTATGATGATGACGTAGTTCTACCATCAGCAGACAGACTTTACTTGGATAATAAAAATCCTCGTTTAGAAATTGAAATCTATGAAAGTGAAGCTATTGGGATCTTCGATAATCAATCTCACTTAGATAAGTTTATTGAGAACAATTGCTCTTTATGTAAGAGGAATGTCGAAAAGTGTGGAATAATGAAAAAACTTTTAGACAATCGAATAATTGAAGAAGTTCAAAATGATGAATGTTTAAAGAGGAGAAGTTGAGGCTTCTCTTCTTCTTATGACTAAATAATTCTATAATGATTGGAGACAATAATATGAGAAAGCATGAAATGATTGAGAAGCTATTACTGATGTACCCTTACCCAGAAGAATGGTATAAGAAAATGGACTACAGCCAAGTTAAAGCTATATTTGACAAGGCCCGAAAAGAGGCAGTAAAAAGAACTTTACAGAAGTTTGAAGAATCTCTAATATAATGCTTAATGATAACTTTTATCATTTGTCACATTTTTGTCAAGGTAAACGTTGTCAATTAAACGAAAATTCAGGCGTCCATAATATTCCAGTTCAATATGTAGAATTTAGTGATTTTTATATACCATATGTAGACACCAATTATGTTAAATGTCTATATGTGGTACCTTTTTTGTCATAAAATACTTATTTTATTATTTTAACCGTAACTCTAGATTTTTTAATTTTTATATATATAATAGATAAAGTCGACATAATTTAATTTGCTATATTTTTTACAAAGAACAGGCGATATATTCGATCAATTCTTTATACCTTTAATATTGTTTTACTTCTTAGTTTTTCTTCGAATTTTCAATATATCTAAGGGTTGAGTCTCTTCATCTGCAAATACATAAAAAGAATTACCCCCAAAAAAAACACTCTAGTACCTAAGTATCAGGATGAAAAAGGTTACTTTTGGTATATGTTCGGTAGATGCTCACCAAGATAAAATTGTATAAGTGAGATGTAAATAAACACTTTAAGTAAAAAAGATATTAAAGAAATTATTCTTTTTTTAGTTTACATTTATATAAACATAGATACAAAAATAAAAGAGACAAATAAAAATACAGTATTTGGGGGAAACATGCATCATGATTAAAGAAATTATTTTTTCGGACGGAACTACAAGAGAAATGAATTTTGAGGAGGTAAGAGAACAATTCACACCGATGGTGATCAGAGCAATGAGAAAAGCAAATAACAAATTTGTTTACAATCAAGTAGAAGAAGATGATTTCAGACAAGAATTAGAAATTGAGTTATGGCGAGGATTTGAAGCTTACGATCCATCAACAGGATATTGCTTCACAACGTATCTTCACTACAAACTTATGAAAGGTGTTAGAAATGCCACATTCTATAAGTACTCTAAAAAGAATCAGCACAACGGATTGCTTTCAATGAACGCTACACACGGTGACGACGATCTCAAGTTAGAAGATATGTTTTCAATCGATGACTCTTCAATGGACGGTTTGAATACTTATGAATTACTGGACATAATTCATAAGAATACAAAACAAGAAGAACAAGAAATGTTAAAAATTCTATTCGATCGAGAAAACAATACAATTCAAGATTACGCTACAAAATATGGAATCTCAAGACAGGCCGCAAACCAACGTCTTGTAAGATTCAGAAATAAATTAAGAAAAGTTGTCAAGAAACAATACTTAGAGATCGTCTGACACCTTCCAAAGGCTTATCATTGATTTGATAAGTCTTTTTCTATATTTGATTATACCTGTTATTTTGTAATCGAGCAAACAAATGAGTTTGATAAAAATTAATTATACTGATAATTTACTTCTTATTTAATATGTTATTTAATATATTATTTGATTTTTTATTTAATAGTGGTATAATGTATTTAGAAACAATAAGGAGGAAGTTAAATGACAATAACAGCAGTAATAGACGTAGGAAATTTCAGTACCAAGTATTGCTATCAGTTTAACCAAGAAATCGTATCAAATTCTTTTTCATCAGTTATTCATCCTTACAAAGAACTAGAAGGAGAAAATAACTTATTAAGATTATCGTATAATAATCTTGATTATTATATAGGGGACGAAGTGAAAAACTTCTACAGTGGGAAAGAAGATAAAATGTATTTTGGTAATGTGAAGAAAGGGCATCATGAAGCTCAAATAAGACTATTAGCTTCTTTGTACTATATCTATAAAGAAACAAACGTTAAAGAGTTTAATTTAATCCTTACATCTCCATACGATAGTATGGTAGAAGATAAGGAATACTTCATAAAGAATTTTCATGGAAAACGAACAGCGTATGTAAACGATAATCCTTTTAGCTTTGAAGTTAGTAACATTGTTGTTGCTGCAGAAGGTTTCGGTTCATATTACTATTCTCAACAACCGAACTGTGCAATTGTTGATGCTGGATCAATGACAACGAATTTTTTGTATCTAATCAATGGCTCAATAAGTAAAGAAGACAGTAGCACGATAAACGGAGGAACAATAAATTTAGACCCCTTTGAAATAGCTAATAATGTTGCTAAAGCATCTCCTCAATTGGATTATAAATATCCGATAGTTTGTACTGGTGGTAGAGCATCAGAAATAAAAGAAGCTCTTTCTAGAATCGGGTATGAAGAAATAACAATTCCTGAAGTTGAAGGTAAAGAAACATATTTTGCAAATTCTGTCGGGCTCTTATTAAAGTACAGTGATCAGTTTGAGGAAATGTTCTCGTGAGTAAAAAGAATTTTCTTTACCAGATAAACTTCAACCGGGATAAGTACCCTGAAATATGCGAAGCCCTGGAAAATGCAAAACATGGAAATGGAATAGCTTGGTATCTTCGAGAGCTAATTACAAAAGATATTGAGGAAAAAGAAACTAAGAAAACTGTTATTTATAATGAACCTAAAGAACAAAAAGTAAATAGCACAAAAATAGAGCCTAAGAAAAGTGATAATGTCGATAAAAAACTAGGTGATACTGGTGGTTTCGTATAAAAGAAGAGTCTCAATTGAGGCTCTTTTATTTTTATACAAAAAACTTGCAAAAAGTTAGAAATAAGTATGTACGAACCCCTCTAAACTGTTTATAATAGTAATTAGATGAGAGAGACATACAAATAATTTATATTTCACAAAAAACTTGAAAAAAGTTAGAAATAAGTATGTACGAGCTCTTCCATACTTGATATAATATATATATAAGGTAAAGAAATAAAACATATCTTATAAAATACTTAATTGGAGATGACAGAAATGAACTTAGTAAATAAACAAGGAACTTTAGCAAGTGCTTACAGAAAATATTCTAAAGATATTGGTGAAGAAATGGACTTATTCGATATTGTAGATAGAGTTGAACACTTATCAAAAACTAACCCTGAATTATTTGAGCAAGAATACAAATTCTTACAAGAGAAAGGATATATTAAGTAATTCAAAATATTACTAAGATAGATGATCTATTAATTTCAACATACTTGCATTTGAAAAGTTTTCGGAATATTGCAAATTATTTCAATAAAAGTATGTACGAACTCTACTAAACTGTATATAATAGTATATAGATGAGAGATATATAAACCTTATCTAATCAACTACTAACTAACTAATCGGAGGAGATTTAAAATGAGACAAATGAAATTTGGAATTGAGCTTGAGGTTGCTACAAAGAAATCAAGAGAAACAATTGTTGAGGCGTTACAAGAACATGGAATTGATGCTGTTGGTTCTACTTATGGAAGCGCTGTCAATCATAGTCAGTGGAAAGTTCAATATGATGGTTCACTTCCTAATGGATGGGAAATCGTTTCACCACCTCTTACAAGTACAGACGAACTTGAAAAAGTTGTTTATGTTCTAAGAAACGTATTAAAAGTTAGATGCAACAAAAACACAGGATTACATATTCACCATGATGTGAGCGATCTAACAATTGATCAGTTAAAAAGAGTATTCCAACTTTACAACAAGTATGAAGGAAACGCTATCAGAAGTATTATCAGAAAGCACCGTCTAAATAACGCTTACTGCAAGAGCATTGGATATCTTACAGAACGTATCAACAGAATGAGCTCTTTAGAAGAATTTAGAAACTCGATCAATGGTCGTTACTTCACTCTAAACCCTAGCTCTTACGTTAAATATGGAACAATTGAGTTCAGACAACATTATGGAACAGCATACATTGATGAAGTTCTTGGATGGTTAGAAGTCACTGGAAAAATCATTGAGGCTGCAGTAAATAATGAAGAGTTAGAACAGACTATTAAGTCTACTAACAATGAGGACGCTCTAGAAGAACTTTTTGAAGAGATCGATCTATCAGATTCGAAAAGAAAGATGTACAGAAGAGTTCAAAGAGTATTCGCTAAACTAGATGGAGAAGCTTCGTAAGAAGCTCTCTCTTTTCTCTAACCAAAAACACAACAATCAGAAGGGAACTAAAATAAAATGAAAAAACTCAACAAGGTATTTGTTTATGGGACGTTAAAAGAGGGCAAGAGAAATCATCATGTAATTCCTGCTGGAGCTATCTTAAAAAAGAGTAGGGCTTATATCAATAACGCTGATCTTTATGAATTTGTTGGAGGCGACTTTCCTTGCCTGATTCCTGGTACTGGAAAAGTATTTGGAGAAATCTTCGAGATACGTGAAGAGTTATTAAAAGAGACTATGGAGGCCTTAGACTTCCTTGAAGGATACAGACCTAATAATCCTTATAATTTATACAACAGAGAAGTAAAGTCCTTACATGTTGATTCCGGTCAACTTGAAGCGTATGTATATGTTTACAATACTGAAGGTCCAATGTCTACTAGACTCGGTGACAAAATTGAAAATGGAACATTCTAAAGGAGAGAATAATATGAGTGAAACAGCAATTGATTTGTTAACTAAAGAAAAAGAAAAAGGATTATTTACATGTAATCAATCTCTTGACGAGTATGTCGAGGGATTACGAATTAGATACGCTAGATTGTTTGGTGAAATATTACCTTCGAAAGACTATGAACTTATTGTTGAAAAGCTAAAAGAAAAGAATATACTTTAATTTACGTTTCCTCTTTTGTAGATAAAATACTACTAGTTTACAAAAAGGAGCGAGCGCAAATTGGATATTAATTTTTTTACTGGATTGATGGGATCAGGAAAATCGAAAAAGATGATTGAGATGATTGACTATTTTGGTCAAAAAGACAATCTACCTTTAGCAGTTAGTTTTGAAAAGAAAGCTGGAGAAAGAACTTTTATTGAAAGTAGAAACGGAGACTCAATTGAGGGATTTTGTCTTTCTGAAAATGGTGAAGGAAATATAAGCTTCCTAGATACTTTATTAGAGCGTACAAGCATCAACAATATTTATATTGATGAAATACAGTTCCTCTCAAGAAAAGCTCTCAAAGAGCTCTTAAATTATCTTAAAAATAAAGACGTTAATTTATTTCTTTATGGATTAGAAACTACTTTCACTGGAAGTTATTTTGAAAGCTCAGAATACTTAATAAACAATTTAAAAAAATCTCAGATACACTTTATTGTAATGAACTGTCAAACAGACGATTGTTACAGTAAGGCTGATTATAATGGTAGAATAGTTGATGGTAAGGTTGCCCGAGAAGGAGCAATATTTGTTTCTGAAAAAAGTAAATATCTTGCACTTTGTGAGAAATGTTATTTTTCATAAAAACTTGGAATAAGCTCAAATTCGGGCTTATTCTTTTTTTTGACATAGTGTTGTATTTTTTAAATTATTTGTATTATAATAAACATTGTAAGGTCAATAACTTAAGGGGTGCTATAAATGAAAATAAAAATTTCTAACGATGCTTTAGAAAGTTTTTATGAAGAAAGTGATTTTTTGTTAGACATTGGCGAAATTGATTTTGGGGAATATCAATTTTGGGAAAAGTTCTGGTCGAGCGTCTCTGGGAAATGGGTAGAGGTAGATGAAACTAATTTATTCAAATATGAGTACGATGTTCTTCCAATTAAAAACGTAACTTCTGAGGTCGTTCGGGTCCTTGATGATTTTGTTGAAGAGGTCGAAGATGATGTTCGATATGGAAAAGCCAGATGTGAATTATGTAATACAATATCAAGCTCTACTAATATTTGTAAAGGGTGCGGAAAAAGTGATTATCTTGAATTGCTATACGATGAATTTTGATAAAAAAATACCCCACACTAATCGGAGAAAAAAGTGTGGGATGGGATTAAGCATTTCTGCTTAACTCAACTACTAAATACATTATAATATGTTACATTTATAATGTCAACAATAAAGTGAAATAAAAAAATAGCTGAGTCGGAAGCTCAAGCTATTTTTAGGGTAACATCATATTCCTTTTATTTATTATAACAGATGTTGCCCCATTTTTTCAACTACTATAAGGGGTGTAAAAATTGAGCAAATATTTTACAAAGGATGATCAGGATAATCTAATATTCTTCAAGGTTCCAAAAATTCTAATTATCGGAGAAAAGTACAGAAAGATGAAACCTAATACAAAAATGGTTTATATCTTATTACTAGACAGAATTAAACTTTCAATGAGTAATGAATGGCTTGATGATGGAAAGTATTATGTCAGGCTAACTCAAGAAAGTGCCGAAGAACTTTTAGGAATGTCAGAATCTACATACAAAAGGTGTAAGAAAGAGCTAAAAGATTTCGGACTGTTGGAAGAGATTCAAGAAGGACTTGGAAAACCTAATAAATTATTTCCTATGAAATTATCATACACAGATAAAGATATTTATCTAGTAAATCTCGCTGCCGATGATGCTGTTTTAGAAGGAGAAGAAAAAGCAAAACAAGCTGAAAAAGAATTAGAAAAAAGAAGAAAAAGTAATCCAGACTTAGATAGAAATTTAGAAGAAAAAATTGAAGATATTGTTGAAAATATTGCTGAAAATATCGACGAACAAAAAAGTGACTCCCTGATGGGTCAAAATGAACCATCCCAGTCATATCATAAGATGGGTCAAAATGAACCATCCTATATAAAACCTATGAAGGTTCAAAACGAACCCCTTGATGGGTCAAAAAGAACCACTAATAATAATAATTTTAATAATAATTATAAAAAAGAATATATAAAACCTGTTAACAAATCTGTTAACAATGCTGTTAACAATTCTTATAAAAATCGTCGAAAAAATTTTGAATCAAAAGAATCTACTAGAAATAGACTCATAGAAGAATATTTAGAAAGAGGAATGAATGAAGGTCTGATCTATAGAGTTTGTGATGAAGTTGAACAAAATGAGAATGTAGAAAATTATGGTGGTTACTTAAGAACTTGTTTAGAAACAGCATTTACAAGAAGTATTCGAAAAGTGGACATGTACGAGGGCGAGTTAGAGAACCCTCACAAGGACAAAGATAGTTTGGCAGCAATGTTCTTTGATGAAATGTATGGCCTTGACGAATAATTTAACATAAGTGTTTACGTTTGAGAGATAACTATATATAATAATTACTAGAGAGATATATTTTGTAAAATATCTATCAACTACTACATCGGAGGTCATTTCAAAAATGAGCAAAGAAAACAAAGATAAAATTAGAGCGTTGAGTGACAGAGAACAATCTCGAGAAAAGATTTCTATTTTCTACGGAAGTTCTTCAAACTATCAGCATGGATTAAAAGAAATTATTGCTAACTCTACAGACGAAGTAATAAACAATTATGAAGACGGACAAGTAACTGTTGAACTTTTTGAAGACTTGAAAACAGTTTCTATTACAGATACAGGTCGAGGTATTCCTATTGGCGGAAAAACAGACGGAATAAAAAACTATGATTTGTTATTTACGACATTGTTTGCCTCGACGAAGTACGAAGAAAATGAAAAGACGACCACGGGTACAAATGGTGTTGGTGCCACAGTGCTCAACTTCACATCTAAACTTTTTAAAGTTGAATCTTGGTCGAATGGTAAAAAACATACTGTTGAATTTATCAACGGTGGAGAAATTGTCGATGGACTGAAAGAAGAAACTTGCAGTAAAGAAAAACATGGAACTCGAGTAACATTTAAACTTGATGAAGAAGTTTACCCTAGAACGAAATATGACAAAAGCGAAGTAGAAGACATCGTAAAAAGATTCGCTGTAGGTTCTCCAAAAGTTAAATTAAGCTTTATTCATAATGGCGAAACTACGGAATTCCATTATGAAACAGTTGAAGAGTATTTCGACGAAATTGTAAATAATACAAGAACGTCGCCGATCATCACTTCACCTGAAACTGAGTATGATGACGATGATGAAATTAATAAAATTAAAGTTGTGTTTTCCACAGCAACTGAGCCTGTTCAAGAATCATATTTAAACCTTACGTATCTGTCAGAGTACGGAACGTTTCACGATGGAATTGTTTCTGGAATAAGAAACTTTGTAAGTAAGTATTGCAGAGATAATAATTTGTTTCCTAAAAACATTAAATCGTTTATGACCTCAGATATTGAGTCAAGTGTGAGCTATGTATGTGTTGCTTTATCAAATAAAGTTGAATTCCAAAACCAAACAAAATTATCTACAAACAAACAGCTATATAAAAAGATCGCTGATAAGCATGTAAAGCAATTGCTTCAAGCTTTCATGGTAGAAGACGAAAAAGGCTTTAAAAAGTTTATCAATCATCTTCTTGCTGTTCAGAAACATAACTCACAATCTCTGAGAGCTAAACAACAACTAAAAAAGAAACTGAATGAAAAAGTTGACGGAATCGGAAACAGAGTAGAAAATCTTGTTGACAGTAAAAAGCACGGAAAAGATTCAGAGCTTTTTATTGCAGAAGGACACTCAGCACTAGGCTCAATCGTTCTAGCAAGAGATGCAATCTTCCAAGCTGCATATCCGTTAAGAGGTAAAATCTTAAACTGTCTAAAAGCTGACTATCCAACTATTTTTAAAAATCAGATCATAACTGATTTAGTAAAAGTTCTTGGTTGTGGAATTCAAGCTGATAGAAAAAACAAAGATTTAGAATCGTTCAATATTGAAAAATTAAGGTATGGCAAAATCATAATCTCAACAGACGCCGATCCTGATGGGCACCAAATTGCTTGTTTGATTATCACTATGTTCTACCGACTGATGCCAGAGCTTTTAAACAAAGGTCATATTTATATTGCTCAAACTCCACTATACGAAGTTAAACTTGAAGATGACTCTATGTTATATTTCTTTTCTGAAAAAGAAAAAGATGAAGAACTTCCTAAAGTTAAAGGCAAATATGTTTTAGCTCGTTGTAAGGGTCTGGGAGAACTTGATGCTGAAACTATGGCAGAAACAGCAATGGATGACAAAACTAGAAATCTTGTAAGAGTCACTGTTGAAGATGCGAAGATGATGATCGAGTCTCTTGAAACATGGATGGGGATTGATGGTGCTAACCGAAAAGATTACATTTCAGAAAACTTACACTTATTTGTAGAGGACGTCATTTGACGTTCTCTCTTTTACCATAAAACTTGCAAAAATTCACTTACTTAAATAAGTTATATAAAAGGGGTTGTTAAAATGAAAACTGAGTCAAATAAAAATTCTATAGTTTTTGAAAGACGATATGTAAAGAAAGTTGTTGTTAACGAAGATAATATAAGAGACCCAGAAACGCTCTCTGAGGTCATTGAACAGAAATGTGATATAATCACTAAGAAATCAGTTAACAGACCATGGCTGTACCTTAAAGAGTCTTCTACGTTGAAAACAATTGGTGGAGTTAGAATCAATAAGAATACCATTGGAACTTTTTACCTTGATACAAAAGTGAATTATGTATTAAGCGAAACTATGGTAGGGGTTGTTAGCAAAGTAAACGAAAACTACGTTTCGAATAAGATTACTGCTGAAGATATACCTGCTTTAGAATCAGTATGCGATCTAATAAATGAACTTATGAAAGATGATAAAATGTTTATAGGTACAAGAAAGTAGCAAAAACATAAAAAGATGTTTTCTATGTTTACGTTTTTCTAAGAGCTGTATATAATTGTATACAGAGAGATATATTTTCTCAAAAATCTTAGGAGGATGTTTAACTTGACTACTACTACTGATACAAAAATTGAAAATATTATCGAAGATAAGATGATGGAATATGCATCTTATGTTCTATTAGACAGAGCTTTACCAGATCTTCGAGATGGATTGAAACCTGTTCACAGACGAATATTATATTCTATGTTAGAACAAAACGCTACCAAATTTACTAAGTCTGCTAATATGGCTGGAGCCGTGATGAGACTTCACCCTCATGGTTCGTCATATGGAACAATGGTTAGTATGGTTCAAACAGACAAACAATTGCATCCAATGCTAGAAGGAAAAGGAAACTTTGGACAACATACAGCAAGAGATTTAGCTCCAGCTGCAGATCGATACTCTGAAGTTCGTTTATCTAAAATATCGCTTGATATGATGAAAGACTTTAACAAGAATATTGTTAACTTTATTCCCAACTACGATGGATCGATGATGATGCCTGAAGTACTTCCAGTTAAATTCCCTGCAATTCTAGCTTATTCTCAAAGTGGAATTGGTGTTGGATTTAGTTCTTCGACTATGTCATTTAATTTAAAAGAACTTTCAAAAGCAATTATTAAATATCTAGAAACAAACGAAAAGACAATTTTAGCCCCAGATTTTCCAACTGGTGGAACTATTATTAAAGATGAAGAAACATTTAAACAAATAAACGAACAAGGTAAAGGAACTGTGAGAATTCGTGGAAAAGCCGAAATTGCAGGAAATGAAATACTTATAACAGAAATTCCTTACTCTACAACAAGGGAAGCAATAATCGAAAGAATTGAGAAACTTGCAAAAGAAGGAAAACTTCGTGAAGTGTCAGATGTTAAAGATTTAACTGGGCTAAAAGGAATGCTTATTGAAGTAACAGCAAGACGTGGAACAGATATGGAAATGCTCCTCGAAAAGCTATTTAGATTTACTCCTCTCCAATCCACTTACAGCGCTAATATGAACATCTTAGTAGATGATCTACCGAAAGTTCTTGGAGTGTGGCCGATTATCGATAAATGGTTAGATTTCAGAAGAAGCTCAATCGAACGATCTATAATTTACGATGTTAAACAATTAAGTAAAAAACTCCATTTATTAAAAGGCTTGGAAAAAGTATTACTTGATATTGATGAAGCAATTGAAATTATTAGAACGTCTTCTGCTGAAAAGATTGAAATCAACTTACAAAACAAGTTCGAGATCGATTACGATCAAGCTGTCGAAGTTGCCAATATGAAATTACGTAACATTAACTCCGAATATATTTTGAAGAAAATAAAAGACGTAGACAATCTTGAAAAAGAAATCGAAAGATTGAAGTTCGTAATTGGTAAAGAAGAAGAACTCAACAAGATTGTTATTGAAGGTTTGGAAGAAACATATAAACAATACGGCCAAGGTCGAAAGAGTCTCGTTGAATCAATCAGAGAAGCCCCTGTAATTACTGTAGAGGATCATACCCCGAATTATAATGTAAACATATTCCTTACAAAAGAAGGTTACATGTATAAATTTAAAGGACAACAAGAGCCTCATTTGAAGCCTGGCGATGAAGTCTTTAAGAAATTTGAAACAAATAATCTTGCTGAAGTGTTAGTATTTGATTCACTTAGAAATTGTTACAAAATTCCGGTAAGAGATATCGAAGACACCCGAGCTAATACTTTAGGGACATTCATTCCAGGGATGATGAATTTTGACGAAGATATTGTTAACTACTCAATCCTTGATGAAAATGTTTCGTTCTTAATTATGGCATACTCAAATAACAGAGTATCTAAGGTCGATATAAAATCATTTAATGGAAACAGAAAAATCTTAAAGAACTCGTACAATGCAAAACAAGATCTTGTAGATATCCTAACGATGTATAAAGATGAAACTATTAAAATGAAAACAGATCGCACAGAAGTCAAATTTGAAACCTCTGATCTCAATATGACTGGTGGTCGTGGAGCAACAGGTGTTTATATTACAAGAAAAGGTAATTGCAGTAAAGTTCAAGTAGTTTAATATGAAGAAGCCTAATTGATCAGTTTGGTCTTTAGGCTTTTTTATTTTTAAAAATAAGCCCCAGCCTCAAAGAACGTACGTTCCCTTTTATACGACGAGAATTGTATGAAAATTTAAAATGTTTTAAATAAATTTTTATTTAAAAAGTTATGTAAAAGTATGTACGAGTCTGCCATACTTTGATATAATGTATATATAGATGAGAGAGATGTTTCATCTGAATAATTTTTTTTACAGGAGGAATAAAAAATGAAAAGAACAGAATACGTAGTTGAGTGGAAAGATCACGGTGTTGAAGAATTAATATTTTTAGAGGAAGGAAAAGAGTTTGGTAATGACGACAAATTTAACGATGAACAATTTACTGATTATAAATCTGAAATAATAGATGAATTTAATAAAAAGGTTTATCTAGTTGATACAATGAAATAAAAATAAATACGAAGGGAAAAGCGAGCTGACTCACAGCTCGTTTTATTTTCCGAATATTTGGAATATTTTGTAAATAAGTATGTACGATTCTGCCATACTTTGATATAATAGTATATAGATGAGAGAGATGTTTCATCTAAATCAACTACTAGGAGAGATTCAAATGACG